AATATAAATGTAATTGCTGTGGTATTACAGAATACAATGGCAAACATATAAGATTGCAGATAGATCATGTTGACGGGAACAATTCCAATAATTCCCAAAACAATTTAAGATATCTATGTCCTAACTGTCACACTCAAACAGACACCTGGGGTGTAAAGAATGTAAGTGAAGAAGGACGAAGACGAATGAACGAGGGTGCCCGAAAAGGCAAACTCGCACAACTTAGAAAATTGGCCGTGTAGCTCAGAGGAAGAGCATTCGCCTGTCACGCGAAAGGTCGGGGTATCGTAATCCCTCACGGTCGCCAGTTTATGAAGTGAGTCTAGTGCGTTTCAGAGCGTAGGTCTAAGGTGATTACTGTAATGGACCCGTTCAAATCGGGTGGTAACTCTGACACTTCATCTTAGTTTCTGGCTAAGACTGATCATCTTAGTTGGGATAGTCCCTGAGGATATAAGTCGTCTGATCAACGCATTTCTCTCGCTTCGTCAGTAGTGGATGGACACTATACCGACAACATACAGTCGGAGACATGGGTTCGATTCCCATACGAAGGATCGACTATTATTAAAGAAAGGAAGATCATGTTCTATGAAAAGTGCGCTGAGATCCTCGGCGTGACATATGAATGTGAATCTTTCCCTTATAGTTATCGTACTCGCTGGAACAATCGTTCAGCAGGTAATGGTAGGTTTGAGGGCTTTGGAATAATCAGAAAGTTTGGTGATAACTATCAAGTGGCGTTAAATCGTCCGATAGCACATCACGCTATCTATCGTTCCGAAGAAGAAGTATTCGCATTCCTGAGAAGTTTATCTCAATGATAGACTTATTAGATGAACACATTTAAAAACAGGACGCTGGCTCAGTGAAGTGGGTTTGGGAAGTAGCTACCCGAATACATGGAGAGTAGTAAGTGTGTTCTTCTAACAAGTCTTAATGCCGCTTTAGCTGATCTGGTGATAGCGTCGGTTTGAAGCACCGAAGAACGGGGATCGAAACCTCGAGGCGGCACCAGCATTTTACTCGTGTGTGTACAGTATGCCGTATGTGATAGGGGACATTCTCAATTCTCTCCTATGTACCCGAAGGCTGTAGCAGTCCTTGTGTCAAGGATCAGCAACTTTATTTGAGATACGAGTTGCGGCGAGTAAATACTAAATTGGTAGACTAAATGATAAATAGTTGTGTCACCCAATTAAGGAACACTACTATGAGTAAAAGAGGGCCCAAGAAAGCAGAAGCAATAATAACTACTGAATTATGTAGTTATGGATGTGGTTTGGTTGCAAACTTTAGAAACAAGTCAGGTAAACTGATGTGTGGTCCTGGAGCCGCTTCCTGCTCTGAGATTAAAAAGAAAAACTCCGCTGCCGGAAAAGCAGCATATGATTCCGGGCAACGACCTTCTGCGAAAGAGGCTTATGAATCGTTATCTGATACTGCCAAAAATAACATGAATTGGAATGCAGGAAAACGATATGCAGATTTCTCACATAATGGAAAGGGTCAGCACAAAAGCGCACTAATTGCTGAGAGAGGATATTGTTGTGAGGGTTGTGGACTCTCTGAGTGGAGAGGAAAACCGATTGTTCTTGAATTGGAGCATAAAAACGGCGACCGCAAAGATAACACAAAGGATAACCTTGAATTACTATGCCCTAACTGTCACGCACAGACTCCTACTTGGAGAAAGGGTTGGGTAAAAGGGTTCAAAACAAGTAGATACACCGATGAGCAGCTAATAGCTGCTATCAAGGATTCAGAAAACTTGAATCAGGTATTAGAAAAATTAGATTTACGATACGGATCAGTTAAGAAGATAGTAAATCTAATATCAGAACATAATATTTCTTTTAAGAGGAAATTAAACTAAATAAAATCAACGGGGCTATGGGCAAATTGGTAAAGTCGTTACGTTTAGGCCGTAAAGTTCTCCCGGTTCGAGTCCGGGTAGCCCCACCAAGTTTCACGAAGGTGGTATGTAGAACAGGTGAAAATGTCCGAGGACCGGGATTCCCTCTACCCGCACCAATCATAACGTCGATGAGGGTTCGAGTCCCTTCATCCGTACCAAGTTTTGCTCAAGTGTGATTAGCTTGAGAACAGAGTAGACGATTCATGTCGGGCAAGGCAACTCTTATCAGGTTGTTAGTTGTGGCACAGGATGGGGACGGTCTCTATAAAAACGTGTATCCAGCTATTTGTGTTGAGTGAGAAATACTCGGAAGATCGCTACGGTGCCCGATCACTTGACTAAATACTCTCAACAGGAGAGTACAATGGATCCAAAATTGCAAGCACAAATTAAAGACTATCTGACGAACAATCTGTCATTGACATTCGATATTCAGTCAGACATTTATAATTTGTATCCAGATCAAACAACGATCAATCTTTGCCTTGAAGGTGAAGTAATCAACACAATCGTATTGAACGATTTTAACAGTAACTAAGTTAATGCCCCGATGGTGGAATCGGTAGACGCGCCTGACTCAAAATCAGGTACCCAAAAGGTGTGGGGGTTCAAGTCCCTCTCGGGGCACCAGTATTATAGACCAGCTTCTGCTTTGAGAGCATTAAGTTTTTGGTCGTAGCTCTTAGCCCAAGAATAAATGATTTGCTTTAGTCGAGAGAAAATTCCTCCTACTGCTTCATTTATTGGCTTAACTGACAACGCAGGACTCTTTTGAGTCTTAGTGACCATTTCTTCTTGACTCTTGATTCCCTCTAACACTTTGATTAGTTCAGGTGTTAAATGCTTTTCAAGCTCTTCGAGGATGTTCTTATACTTTGGTGTCTCGGTGACCTTAGGGTCTTTAGTGAGATTAAAGATGAAGCTGACAGTTTCGATAACTCGGGTACGAGCAGCATCGGCTGCGTCAAAAAGGTCACTAACGTCTTCTTTAGTGTGAGTTTTGATTTCGTCTTTGAGTTGCTTCATTTCCTCAGAAAGCTCTTCAATTCGCTGTAGCTTCTGAGCAAGCTTAGTGTATGTTTGACTCTTATAACTACGAAGTCTCGCAATAACTGTTGACCCCTTAGGATCGTCTTCATATTCGATGTCTGGGTTGTCAAGTATGCGACCTTCGCAAATCATCATTATTTTCTTAAAACTGTCAATATCCATTGGTAGTTACCTCATTAATAGAGTATTTATCTCATTCAAGTTTTGTAATGGGTGTTATAGTACGAATCACTGTGTCTAAGCCGGCCAGCCGAAACACAGTAAAGGATGTGCCCATGCATGGGACTTTTGATTCCGATTCGTACAATGTTAACGGACCCAAAGGATAGTTCGCTATCCACAGGCGGAGGCGCTGATAAATTCCGCATAATGCTGTCTATGTTGTGGTGACAGGCCCATTACAAATTCAATTCGTGCTGATATAGTATAGTGGTATTACTACGGATTCGTAACCCGTTGACAGGAGTTCAATTCTTCTTATCAGCACCATGCACCCGTAGCTCAATGGTAGAGCGGTGAGCTTATACCTCATGATCGGCAGATTACCGAACGGTTGGCGGTTCGAGTCCGTCCGGGTGCACCAATTTAATGCCCTGGTGGTGGAATGGTAGACACGCTACCTTGAGGTGGTAGTGGGCGAAAGCTCGTGGAAGTTCGAGTCTTCTCTAGGGCACCAAAATAAATTTGCAAGGATGATCAAATATTTATAGATTTCGCTTGCATTAAGAGAGATTATAGACTACAAAGGAATCACAGTCTAAATATGTAGAAAGAAAGCAAACAGGAGTTTTTATGGCAATTCTAGCACTAGACATTTCAGGTGTCCCTCGCACGTGGGTCACCCACGACGAAGCAATTTCGTATTACGCAAAGGACCTCGTAGCCTGGACTCTCGGTGATGTAGTTGCCAAGTATCGCGGTGGTATCCGTCGTGATGGCTCGCAGAGTTACCTTGAAGCCTCCAGCATCATCGCTATCAGGGGTCATGGCTTTGACTTCAATAAGCACAACAAGGTCGTGCTTACGAACAAGACTTTGTTCGCTCGTGACCGCAATGTGTGTGCTTACTGCGGGTCTCACTTTCACAGTGTTAACTTGAGCCGTGATCACATCTACCCTAAGTTCTTGGGTGGTATCGATGAATGGACCAACGTAGTCACTGCTTGTAAGGATTGTAACCAAAAGAAGGGTTGCAAGACTTTGAAGGAAGCTCGTATGGAATTGCTTTATGTTCCTTATGAACCTAACCACTTCGAAAATCTCATTCTCCAGAATCGCAACATCCTTGCGGATCAGATGGAGTATTTGATGTCGGGTGTTCCTAAGCACAGTCGAATCATGTTGAGAACAACGTAGGAAAATATTTCCACGTTGTTCTCAACTATTAAATATTATTAAGTTATCATTCCCTGATAGCTCAGCGGTAGAGTAGGTGACTGTTAATCACTTGGTCGTAGGTTCGAATCCTACTCAGGGAGCCAAAATTGTCTTAGTAGTGTAGTTAAACGATCAATAAATAGCACGCCAAATGGCAAGGGCTACAAACAGTCATATAGAGTGCCTGACAGGAATATGGAAGAGCGGGTGAAGAATCGTCACTCCCGCCTAAGACTAAAATGAATAACGCTCTAGAAGCATTGCTGGCGATGCACCGGATTTGTAACCCGGGGATAGTGAGTTCGATTCTCGCTTAGAGCACCATTTTTATCCCACGTATACGCACTAAATAGTGCGTAAACTATCAGTAAAGGAGAACTGAAATGGGGTTGTTAGAAAAGATTGCACCTTGGGTGCAAAAGGCAGAACAGGAATTCGAGCATTTAGAACAAATTGTTGTTCAGGATGCAAAGTATCTTTACGAAAAGGCGCACCAGGAAGCACTTGTTGCTAATCAGGAAGTTGTCCGTCTTAAGGCACTTTTGCAGGATGCTCTAGTGAAGTCACGCGATTTGCATCAGGCAGCAATCAATGCTGCTCAAGAAGCAAGTAAGGTGGCAGAAGCAGAATTTAACAAGTTAAAGCAAGCGGTAACTGCCCATACGGCAGACTTCAACACTCAGCATAGTCAGATTGTTGGTTCTACCTCGCAAGTATCAAGTAATATTTCTGAAAAAAGTTCTTGACATTGGCATTCAATCTGCTATAATGAGAACATGTTAACGAGATATTGTCTCCATAGCTCAACTGGATAGAGTACGAGTCTTCTAAACTTGGGGTTGCAGGTTCGAGCCCTGCTGGGGACGCCATCTTTTTAGTTACGCTGTGAGAGCAGTATAAATAGTTGTATAAAGTTTCTGGGGACGTAAGCTAACGGGAAACTGGCGCCTTTGCAAGGCGCACTTGAGGGTTCGATTCCCTCCGTCTCCACCAAACATTAATCCACCGTCGGGGAGTAGCTCAGGTGGGAGAGCGCCTGCTTTGGGAGCAGGAGGTCGCAGGTTCGATCCCTGTCTCCCCGACCATATAATGCCTGGTTAGCTCAGCGGTAGAGCACCTCGTTTACACCGAGGCTGTCGGCGGTTCAATCCCGTCACCAGGTACCATATTCAAGGAAAGCTACAGATAATATCTGTAGTTTTTCCTTTTGTGATAAATACATAACTATTCTTTACATAAGAATTGGAAGAAAGGTTTTATGAGTTGGCACAAGTTAATAAGCACATCCTCGTTACAGGATACCTAGCAGACGCCCCTGAGGCAGAATACGTTACTTTTCTAGCAGACTGGTTCAAACGATTAGTTGAGGCAGTTGACATGAAGGTCCTTATCGACCCTATTTGTGTTTGGTGCGATGATGAAGGTAATGAAGGCGTAACGGGGATGGTGGGAATAACTACCAGCCATTCATCAATTCATTTTTGGTCCGGTGAACCATCGTACTACAAGTTCGATCTGTACTCGTGCAAGGATTTCTCTCTTGACGCAGTAGCAGGTATGCTCAAGGAACTTGGTACCTACAAATTCACTTACACTGTAGTTGATCGCACAGATGATGAACATCCTGTGATTGACAGTGGTGTTGTCACTTTCTAAATAACGAGGTTGGAGTTCCCGTGACTCCGTTGGTACCTGAGGACAAAGAGGAAAATAACACTAGTTTCCTCTCCTGCCGGGCCAGAATCAAATTGCGGGCGGATACGGAGAGAGTTGTGTTAACTCTCTCCCCGACACGCGAGTGTGGTGTAACGGTAGCATGATGGTCTCCAAAACCATTCGTCGGGGTTCAAATCCCTGCACTCGTGCCAAACTTTCTGAAAATAGTTCTTGACATTCTCCTAACAATGTCGTATAAAGAGATATACAGAGTGAGAAACACACTCTAGTCTTTGACATTGTTGGTTAAGTTTTAAGTGAAAAGTCTGTCTACCAGGTATAAATACATTATAGGAGACTATTATGTATTGTGAGTATGGGTGTGGACAGACTTCTCACTATCTTCTTAAGAATGGCAAAAACTGCTGTTCTAAGAGACCGGCAGGCTGCCCGGAGATTAAAAGCAAAAACTCGCTTGCAACCAAACGGGTATATGCAACCGGTGCTAGACCTTCTGCGAAAGAAGCATATTCATCAATGAGCGAGGATGCTAAAACTCGCATGAATTGGAATAAGGATAAGTATCCTAACACTGTATTTGAATACGGTGGAACTGGTAGTCATAAAGCTGTTCTCATCCAAGAACGCGGGCACAGGTGCGAAGCATGTGGATTAGAAGAATGGCAAGGTCATAAGGTTCCTCTAGAGTTAGAACATATTGATGGTGACAATAAGAACAACATTAAAGAAAATCTCAAACTACTATGCTGCAACTGCCACGCATTGACCGATACCTGGAGAGGTAGAAATATCAACTCAGGAAAGGTAAAAGTAAGTGACGATGAGCTATTGACAGCCCTTGAGGAATGTAGTAGTATAAGAAAAGCATTACAGAAAGTAGGTCTTACCCCAAAGGGAGGGAACTACGCTAGAGCTAACAAATTACGGGCGCGTGGCGAAATTGGTCATACGCAGGAGACTTAAAATCTCCCGGATTTATTCCGTGTCGGTTCGAGTCCGACCGCGCCCACCAATTCAATGGCCCCTTCGTCTATCGGTTAGGACGCAAGGTTTTCATCCTTGAAAGAGGAGTTCGATTCTCCTAGGGGTCACCATTTATACATTGCCCGATAGATCAATTGGTAGATCGTCTGACTCTGACTCAGAAGGTTCTAGGTTCGAGACCTAGTCGGGCATCCAAGTTTAACAATGCAGGAGCATAATGTGAGCAACGTCATTACTGTAGACTTTAGTAAGAGGAATGTGATCGGACGACAGGTGAATCCATCTATAGGAGATGGGCTGACTGCTTATCTAGATAGTCTACGGGAATCAGGTTTAGATGAAGATGATGTTTTGGACACACTTGATGCTATCAATGATATGAAATTGTATTTCGATGCTGATCCAGAAGTTCAATCATTTGCTGATGGATGGCTAGAACAGTTTCTGTGAGTTAATGGGTGATGGGCGGCATTGGCGACCGCAACGGACTGTAAATCCGTGGCTTAACAGCAACTAGGTTCGATCCCTAGATCACCCACCAAATATTATGGTCCCGTAGCTCAATTGGTAGAGCTGGCTGTAAGTTTGGCATAAATACATATGGAGAAACATATGTATACCGTGTATAAAATCACAAACCAAACTAACCAAAAGTTCTATATAGGTGTTCACAAAACGAGTGACCCTTATGATAGTTACATGGGTTCAGGTATTGCGATTAAAAACGCAATCAAGAAATACGGCAGAGAATCCTTCACTAAAGAAATACTGCTGATCACTGAATCTAGGGAAGAAGCATATACTAAAGAACGAGAACTTACAGTAGATTATGACAAGTCTTCCAACTACAATATGAAGTTGGGCGGTGTTGGTGGATTTACTAAGGAAAACGCTCGTAAAGGAAACGCAGCCTCACTAAAGAAACTTACTAAAGAGCAACTTTCTGCTAATGGTAAGAAGGGCTATGTTAAAGCTAACAATGATCCCGTTGAAATCGGTAGAAAAGGTGGACTCGCCAACAAAGGCAAGGTTCTTACCGAAGAACACAAACAAAAGATACGAGACGCTTTAAAAGGCAAATCGTATGCAGCAAAACCTGAAATGGTAGAAAAGATTAAACATCTTAGAAGTCAAGGATTGACTTCTTATCAGATTAGTGCTATAGTCAAAATATCACGAAATACTGTGATGAAGTACTGGAAATAGTGGACGAGTAGCACGGTGGTTAGTGCCAGCCCCTCATAAGGGCCGGGTCGGGGGTTCGAATCCCTCCTCGTCTACCATTTTTTCACCGCACTCCTTTTGGGAGTTAAATAGTTATACGGAAGCGTGGCCGAGTGGTTTAAGGCACCGCACTTGAAATGCGACGAACTGTAAAAGGTTCCCAGAGTTCGAATCTCTGCGCTTCCGCCAGAACCCTAGAAACCCCAGCATCGGAATTCTCATGTCAAAAGTTTTGTTTATCCTAAAGCGTAAAGACAATTACAATCATGTACGTGACGGACATCATGTTGGTCTAAGCACAGGATTGTACAACTCCGCTTCGTTTGTAAGTGATATGCTCAACGACATGGGTATTGATTCCGCAATGGAAGTCGCAGTTGATAACAACTGCATCGATAGGCTTGTGTCAAAGCACAAACCACAAATTGTAATCATTGAAGCACTTTGGGTAGTTCCGCAGAAGTTTGAAGTCTTACAGAAGTTACATCCTAACGTAAGATGGATTCTTCGTCTTCACAGTGAAATGCCTTTTATGGCAGGTGAAGGAATGGCGATGAACTGGATCGGAGAGTATTCAAAGATTCGCAATATGCTCATTTCAGTGAATGCGCCTCGAATGCTCAGAGAAATCAAGGTATTCTTGAAGGCAATGCATCACTGGACTGACAAGCAGGTAAACAAGAAAGTCGTTTATCTTCCAAACTTCTATCCTCAGGATTACGCGAAGCCAAAGAAGATCGATCATTCGAATCACTTCATTGATATTGGGTGCTTCGGTGCCATCAGACCATTGAAGAACCATATGGTTCAGGCAGTTGCTGCTGTAGACTTTGCAGAAAAGCTAGGCAAGCGAGTTCGATTTCACATCAACTCCGGTCGAGTTGAAATGAAGGGTCAACCGGTTGCACATAATCTTGAGCATTTCTTCGCTCATTTATATGATCGTGGTCATAGATTAGCGAATCATGCGTGGGCACCGAGAGAGGATTTCTTGAAAATTTGCGCTCAGATGGATATCGGAATGCAGTGCAATTTTTCTGAAACCTTCAACATTGTTGGCGCCGATTTAATCAGTCAAGGTGTACCGTTGATTGGTACTAGTGAGATTCCCTGGTTAGCTACTGGAAAAGCTGATCCTACTAATGGTGCAGATATTGCACATGCTCTAGAACACACTTATCACTTCCCTTGGTTAAACGTGAAGCGCAATCAGTGGGCTTTGACTAAATACACTAAGAAAACTTCCAAAATTTGGAAGAGTGTATTTAAGAAGCTAGGAGCGTAACATGTATAATAGACATACTCACAAGGTCCGTATTCACGGATGGGAAGGCGGAGAACTTGTAGTTGGTGTTCTCGCTTTTGCAACAAGAGAAGAAGCATTTGCTTTTGCTACTGAAAAGAGCAACACATATGGGCATTTGGTAAAAATTTACAATGAGTTTAATGAACTCATTCACGAAATTGCAGCGTTAGTGGATCAACCTACATACGCATAATGAATATGGAGAGTTGGCTGAGTGGCCGAAAGCGCCGGTTTGCTAAACCGTTGAACCGGGAAACTGGTTCCGAGGGTTCGAATCCCTCACTCTCCGCCAGATTTCTAAAAATAATAGTTGACATTCATTCCATTGTTGCGTATAACGAATCATCAAACGAACACCTGGAGTTAGAAATGTTTATCACCCTGAATGCTGTGTCAACAGGTAAGCCAGTGATCATCAACACTGCACATCTGGTCGGTGTTGTTCAAGACGGTGATGACGTTTGGGTGACCAGTTACAAAGGTCAGGATGCGTTCAAGGTAACTGAAACGATTGATCAGATTGAACGTATTCTGATGCGGGCAGAGTTGCTCGTTATTTAATAAAGTTTAATGCGCCGGTGGCAGAGTGGCCCAATGCAAGTGCCTGCAAAGCACTAAAGTCGCGTGTTCGAATCACGCCCGGCGCTCCAATTTTAGCTTCACGGTTTACCGAGGGGCAGGAAGAGCCTAATGAATGTATTGCAAGTCAGTTAACTTGACTGAGACTGCTTTGTTGAAACTAGGTACCGGAAAGTTCTGATTGTTATTAACATCAGATGGTTGCAGCCCGAGAAGAGTCCGAGACTTTGGGGTAGAGGAAGAAGTTCCCGAGCCAAAGAGTCAGAGACAAATCCCGCCCCGGTAGTAAGTTTTCCTGTCACGCGGTAAACCGTGAATAATGTGCGTGTGGCTCAGTTGGTTAGCGCGCAACCCTGATAAGGTTGAGGTCGGTGGTTCGAATCCATCCACGCACACCATATATGGACCCTTAGCTTAGTAGGCTAAAGCATTCGACTTTTAATCGAAAGATCCTGGGTTCGAGTCCCAGAGGGTCCACCACTTATTTGAATCCCCTTTTAAAGACTATATTACGCCTGCTCGAACAGAAAAAGCGGCAGAGGTTCGAGTCCTTTCTGGGAGACATACTTTGCATAAATACTTAATGCAAATTAAACACCTTCTAGAAGCTATTGATCAAACTAGTTTGTTGACTCAGGACACTTATAACCTGTTGTCCAAAGATATTGATCGCTTCATCAACGCCAATGCAAATCGCATCTTTGCTTCTGTTGGCGAAGGTGATTATCTAAAGAAGATGGATGCTATAGACAAGCAAAAGCAAGAAGTTCGTGATCAACACCTTGATTGGAAAGAAGAAGACAAACTTCTATCAAGGCTATCTGATAAAGAACAAACACTAAGCGGACAAGTCCAAAGCAAACTGTACGATAGTGACCCAGACCCTGAAATTATAGAAGATTTCATTGATACGCTTGAGCTACATCTACAGGATTTGGCTCGTGATTATATGGAAGTGCAATTCGGTAAGGTTGAAAAATACAACAAAGATGAACCCTACGATGAAATAAAAAAGAAAAATCTATACTGGTTACAACATATTATCGTGCAGATTGACACAAAAAGCAAAGATAAAACCACTGGGCAGCCAAAAACTGGCGGCGGATATTTTAGTAAGTATCCCCAAAAGGATAATGTTCATAGCAGATCATCGCAAAACATAGATTTAAGCAATGAAATCAGCAACCATGTCAATATCTATTCTTCTGTTGCAAATCTTTGGGAAGTGTTGATTCATCGATTGTTAGAACGGGATTCAGTGAATCGTTACGGTGACTCTGGATTTGATAACCCTATTCCTTCGTTTGTAAAACCGATAATACGCACGTTTGTCCATGAAGTCGTACACATGGAGCAATATGCTCGTGCAAGTATGCGACAGCAGCAAACAGATAAGGGATTCAGACGAGGGGATTATTCAATGATTCCTAATCCTGATCAACCTCGCCCCAAACTGAATACTTACGATAGAAAGGATTCACGTGGTCCCGAAAAACAAAAGGGTGGTTATTTCCGAACCTATCGTGGCGGCAGACGAGGTAATGAAACATACGATATTGGAAATTATAGTTCCGATCTAAATCGTTGGGCCGCATATCTTGGATCGGTGAACGAAATCGAATCACATGCTGCTCACTTGGCATCTGAACTTTATTCTGATTTTGCAGAAGGAAATCCATTCCGCTATGCATACTCAGTCAACTCTAAACAGCGAGTTATTAATGATTTTGTTGATCATGCGATTGAAAATGTGAAATGGGGCTACATGCCTGAAAATTCGTATGAGAACATGATAGCAAAAACTGCGAGAGAGGCTGCTAAAAAACCAAACCCAACACCAAGAGAAAAACAATTTCTCAAAGTCTGGAAGCTGTATCTCCGAAAAGTCATCAAGCACCTGCAAAGTTACAAGAAACCGGTGCCAGACGAAGATTACTGATCATGCTTAGGTTGTTGCTTTTGACTCCAGCTGCAATGCTGATGTCACCTACTCCAATTGATGACCATTCGCCGCCTGCAACAACAGTTGTAACAGTGGCTAAAGATGCACCAATCCTGTTGCGTATCTTCAAGGAAGAACATCAAATTGAGTTGTGGAGAAAGAATAGTCTCGGTGAGTATGTATTGACTAAGACATACACTATCTGCAAGTTCAGTGGTCATTTAGGTCCTAAGTTACGTAGAGGTGATAGACAGGCACCGGAAGGTTTCTATCAATTGACTCCGCAACAAATGCGCCATGAACACCGAATGGATATTGGATATCCTAACGAGTTTGATAGAGCAAATAACAGAACTGGCGATAACATACAGATTCACGGTCACTGTGGATCAATTGGATGTTTTGCAATTACAAACAGCCCTGCAATTGAAATGTATAACAGCGTTAGAAAAGCGTTTCGTGCAGGACAGACAGCAATACAAATTCAATCGTATCCATTCAGAATGACCAATGAGAATCTTGAGAAAAATAAAAATGATGAAAACTACACTTTCTGGTTGACATTGAAGCAAGGTTACGATAAGTTTGAAACAACAAGACGGGAATTAAACGTTCTCGTTGAAAACAAACAGTACAAAATCAATTAATGGACGTATTGGACAATTGGTTGGTCCAGCAGACTCTTAATCTGCCGCAGAAATGCCTTGTGAGTTCGAGCCTCACTACGTCCTCCAATTCATGCTATAACAGATGCATATGCTATAGCGAGAGAGTACACCTGACGCTGCAGGGTTGCCGGCGTGTATGATAATAAAAAGGTGGGGCAAGAGTCCTCAGGTTTACCCAGTGATTTTATGGCAAATTATTGATAGTGGAGAATGTTATGAAATACAAAATGTACGCTATCTTTGCCAAAGAGAGCGTTGACAAGATGAACGGTATTCGAGGTAAGATGTGTACCCAAGCAGGTCATGCTTACCTACATGCTTATTGGGATTCTTTGAATCCTGAGAAGTGCTTTATAGATCAAGTGCGAGCATACATGAATGGCGACCATGCTTACAAGATTACTCTTATCGTAGATACTGTTGATGAGCTTAAAGCTATACAGGAAAAGTATAAGAACATCTGCGGTACGCATCTTGTAACTGACGCTGGATTCACTGTTTTTAAGGAACCAACTACGACTTGTCTTGGTCTTGGTCCTATCAGTGAAGACAAGATCGGTGACGATCTGAAAGCGTTGAAGACTTTTACGTAATATAGAAGTATTTCTGCCCTTATAGCTTAACTGGATAGAGCAAGACACTCCTAAGGTCAAGGCCCCTGTTCGAGTCGGGGTAAGGGCACCAAAAAATAATGGCGCAGTAGCTCAGATGGTCAGAGCGCGGGTCTCATAAGCCTGAGGTCGGTAGTTCAATTCTACCCTGCGTCACCAAATTTAAACAGTATGTAAGACTAATTGCAACAGAAGACTATGGGCTAAACACTAAGTTCCCCGCCCATAGATTGAGGACCCATTCGGGAGAATTTGATCCTCGTGATTAGAATTGGGGTGTGCTGTTTAATAAAGTGCTTGACATGCACTTTGATATAGAGTATAAGAAGATATACAAACAGTTAAATGGCTCGTTAGTCGAGTGGTTAAGACGCTTGCCTGTCACGCAAGAAATCACGGGTTCGATCCCCGTACGAGTCGCCATTTTTAAACACTAGTAAACATAGGAAGAAAAATGCAAATTACACTTCGCAAGGCAAACGCAATCCAGATTGCAATCAATGAGGCCCTTAAGGGGTTGGAATTCGCTGATGCGATTACCATCAACGAGTTCCAGAATGCAGAAGCTGAAATCGATGCTGCTGCCGGAAAGTTCGGTAAGAATCTTGTTCGCCGCAGTGATTTGATCACGGCTCTGTACGAAATTCGTACAGCAGTATCTGCCGCTAATAACTCCGCAGGAATCGGCGCACTTTTGGCTTCGGTTGCAAAGCTTGAGAAGGATATTACCTTCTACTCGACTTATGCAAAGAGCCAGGTCCGCACTGATATGGCAGTGGTTGAAGGAAAGCTCGCCCGTCTTCGCACCACTGATGAAAGTCGTCGCGGTTGGGGCGGAGATAGCGTAACTACCACTATCTTTGATCAGGCAGCAATTGACAACTTCCGTGACATTGCTGCTACTGCCAAGAAGCAGAAGCAGAAGTTGCAGGACAAGCTTCTTGAACTCAACGTGAGCACCAAGATTGACTTGTCTGATGTCACTGTCTCCACTTTGGAAGCAGAAAACATCCTCTAAGGATTGATGGCCCAATTGCTCCCCAGCAGGGCCATCCGGAAGGAAGAGAGAAAAGAGAGTAGACAGCGGTCCGGCGTTATCCGGATACAGATCGCAATAGCTCTTATGGCTATTATACTCGCGTGAACTAGGGATAAATGACCTTTTGCACATTGGCCCCTAGAAAAATGTGAGGTACATGCACTTTGTATGTTGTCTATTGCTTGATAGATGCCTTCTTACGAAGCATCGGTGCAGCTTGCATAGTCTACAACTCGCTCTTTTCCTTCTGTATTTTTTTGAAAAAAGTGAAAAAAGTTCTTGACATTGGTATCAAGAATATATATAATGAACTTATCAAGACGAGAGATTGTCTTGAAGCTCTTTGAAATCGTTAGTAATATACTTATCAGATGAGTGCATGGTGTCGCAGGACTGGCCTCTCGGTGTGTAACTCCTTCTGGAAACCTAGTGTGAGAACTAGGGGAGTGTGACTCTCACCCGTGCATTCTTCTGATAAGTATAAAAGAATTGGGGGCATAGCCTCATTATAGGGTAAGACCGAGCAATCGGTCCCAAAGCAAGGTTTCCTATAAACTTGCACCAGTAATGGTCCATCTATGCAAGCACGAACTACCCGAAAGGGCTGTCAGTAGAATGGCAGTAGGTAGTAAGTCAGGTGTGTCGTCCCGAGAGGGATAGTCTACAGAGCCAAATCGGTGAGTAGATAAGAGGGTTGGCGCTCTCACGATGTACAGCCAAACTGACGAATACTGAAAGTTAACGTGTAGTTATTGAGTCTGACCCTGCAAGGAAAGGCAAGATAGCAATACAAGCGAAGAAGGAGGACACTTGCTCCGGATCCGTGAAGTATGGTTGAGTAGCCCGCAAGGCAAAAGACATGAGGTGTGTTGTA